TGTTCGTTATATTGGTTCCAAAAATACACCCTTCCTAAATCAAAAACAGAGAGGAAATTAGTTTCAACAGCGATATATTCCAAGGAACTGTCATTGTTGAACGTCTTTCCATAACGCAAGAAACTGACCTTCTCTACCTCAACTTGACTGGTGAAGAAAAACAACTGGCGTTTAAATTCCAACTACAGCTAAAGGAGCCGTAATTATGGCAGCAGATGAACAATTTGACGGCTTTTCACATGAAACGCTTCCAAGTGTAGATTTAGATTTTTCGTGTAAAAATTCAAATGAATCTACACAGCCCGAAGTTATCGTAGACGTGTGGAACCACGAGCGTTGTAAATGGGTTCGGATGCCAACAACTAAGGTTGAGACACGTGTTAACAAAGATGGTCCAGCAGACGTTAGTAGGACCAGTCGTGTCGATGTACCAGTTACGTGGGGACGTAGTGAAAACAACGATGGGAAAGCCCAACTATACGAATATGTAGGTGTAAGTGAAGGACAAGAATCTTCTGTTTTTGATTTAGGAAGGGTGTATTTTTGGAACCAATATAACGAACAGTATTCTATTCAACAATTTGGCTATATTGCATCAATTGGGCCAAGTGGAGACGATGGTGTATTTAGATTTTATGTCTACGACACCGCTGATTTGATGAAAAATATAGCAGTAACTAAACAATATGACGAACCCGATGCAGCACAAGTAGCCAGATTTGTTATAAACGATAACACATATGGAATAAATGAAAATTCGCCAATACCAGTACGCACGTTCCAAACAACCGCCCCATTTGAAAATATAGAAATTACTGGCGCTGTTAGTTCTTTTGACGAAGGTGTCGAAGGATGGGCAAGTGAAAATATTCCATTTGTTGAAACAAACAACGACCAAGGAGGTATTACAGGCGCTTTGACTGATGCAACAGATAGTTTATTTGAGGGAATTGATGATGCGTTAGGTACTGGTGGGAAAAAGCACTTCACGCGAAATAAACACACCCTTGTAGATGTAATGAATTGGTTAACTGATAAAATAGGTGGTGCATGGTATTTCAGACCAACAGACACGGGTGTTATACTTACCATCAACAACGCTGGAACAGACGATTTTAAAATAGCTCGCAATTCTTACTACGATGGGCAATTTAATCCAAATAATTTCGAATACGTAAAAGGATTCAATGCAGAAAGAGTTAATATACTAAATAATAGTTCTTTAGAAGACCTTAAACCAATAAATTATTTGGAATTAAATGGTGAAAGTGCTGATTCTTTCCTTGGCTCTGGTACGGTTGATATAGGGCCATTTGAAGATATTACAAACATAGATAGGAATATACTTAGCGGTCCTCTTGGCGCACCAAGAGGGCATACAGATAAATACCCACACATAGAAGTGCGCTATCCACCGCTGTTAGAAAGAGTTAACGGGAGAAAAATCGGCCCTAAGCCAATAGAAAGTGGTAAAACGACTTTAGAAGAAGCTAAAAAAGCAGCAGAAAAAAAGTTTCTTCAAAAGCACGAAGATAATACGGATGGAAGTATAGAAATTAGGGCACTTCCAACGATTAAACCGTATGACTATATTGCAGCAGTGCCAGTGTGTAACGACACTTTTAACGCTAATATGAATCCTATTCAATATGAGGTTAATAGTGTAGTTCATAAAGTAAGCGGTAATACAGATTATACTACAGTTCTTGGCGTTAGTCTTTCTATTGATGAAAGCCAGCTTGAAATAACTGACACATATCTTAGCGTTGAAGGCGACACCTCTACAGAAGGCGGAAGTGGAAATGGAAATATTATCGAACAATTCAGAGACGACGACGTTTGTGACCCACCAGCATGAGTAATAATAGTAACCCATACGACATAGATTCGCGGCAAGTGAGAGATAAAGGATATACAAATTATGTCGAACGTGCAACTGTTCTTGACGTACTTCCAGAAATACACTCCGTACGTGTCAATATAAGAAACAACAATGCACCTATCGTTGCGCCAGTGTTAACAGCAACCTACGGCAGTCAAACGCTTCCAAAAGAAGGCGAGCGTGTAACGTTGCTCTATATTACTGACAACACACCAATAGTACTTGGCAGTATCTACTTACTTGATGGTCAAAATCCGCCAAACGCAGACCCAAATGACATTGTTATTGGTAACGATGCTGGATATATAGCCATTAGAGAAGATGGTACTGTCGAGACAAGTGGGTCGTTTTCTTCATATAGTGACGAAGACGCACAAGACGCTACGGCGTCGATGGTAACTGGCGGTAGCAATATTACCACTACCTACGACGACGCTAACAACACACTTACTATCGACGGTTTTAGTGGCGACCACACCGACCTTACGAACGTTCAATCAGACCAGCATCACACCAAAACATCGTCTGCGTCTGAACTGACTGACGTGTCTCCCGACAGCAACGCAGACGCCCACCACACGCGATACACAGATGAGGAAGCTCAAGACGCTTCTGCCTCGATGATAACTGGTGGTACTAACGTCACAACCACCTACGACGACGGCGCTAACACGTTTACTATTGACGCCTCTACAAACCTGCAAGCCAAAATATTCCTTGCAGAAGGTAGTAACACCAATATTAATCAAACCACGACAGTTTCGTGGAACAGTACCACGTTTAACGACAGCGTTTTTACGTGGGATGGCTCCAGTCAACTAACTATTGACAAAGCTGGACGGTACGAAATTCACGCTGAAGCCGATTTTGGCAGTAGTGGAGACAGTCGCCAAAACCCCAACTTGTTTGTTCATCAAAATGGTAATATTGTTGGCGTTGGTGGACGTTCTGGTTATATGCGTGACAGCGAGGGGCACGACCAATCAAGTGTTCACTCACATGCGGTTATTAACGCCAACTCTGGTGACGTAATTGACGTAGAATCCCGAGCCGAGGCCGATACTTCTGGTTCGGTTACGCCCGCCAGAGCGATGTTCTACGTTATTCGGCTTGAAAAGAACACTTCTTCAACGCCGACACTTGGCTACTTTGACGGTAATCTTACCAGCACACAAACTAACGCCGAAAGCGGAACATACGTAAACGTAGCAGATAGCGTTAATCAAAATGACGGCTGGACCGTTGACAGCAGTTCACAGATTTCACCAGACGAGAGTGGCACTTATAAGGTCGAGTTTAACGTGAATTTTCACCGTACTGGCTCTGGCGCTCGTAATATAATGTACGCCGAACTCGAACTAAACGGCACGCGGCTTGATGAGCGCACTCGTGGCGTTTGTTACATTCGCAACGATGGCAACGGTGACGAGGGTGACGCCGATGGGTCTGCAATACTCGACCTCAATGCGGGCGACGACCTCCGTGTTTACGCTGCCGAAGAACGTGGTGGAGAAACGGGCAACGACATCGAGAGAGCAAGCATTAATATTACAAAACTATAATGGTAGACTATCCAACAGACCTCGATATTAACGAGGAGAAAGACGTACATCTCGACGCATCGAACGATTTAGCAACAACCAGCGGCATCGAACAGTTGCAGCAGTCTGTCGGCATCGACGTAATAGACGAACTTCGAGATTTTGTTGCTGGTCGGCTTACTGGTGAAAATATCGGCCAACTCGAAGAGGCAATCCGCCGAGGGCTTGACGAAGACCCACAACTTGCATCTGTGCAAAATGTGAAAATAGACACGTTTAATCGAAGCACATCGACAGTAAAAATAGACGTTACAGTAGTGCAAGACGACAACTTTAGTTTGGAGATTAGTACATAATGCCAATTCAGAACGGAGAATATCGAAAACTGACCGAAGACCAGATTCAATCTGCGCTCGAAACCGAGCTACAGACCGAATTTGGGCAGAACATCGACCTTACGGAATCGTCCGTATTTACAACGTTGGCCGATGTTGTTGCAGCAGTGTTGTCAAGTAATCAAGAGCAGAGCATCCAAGACGTATATCAATCGGCGTTCCTTGAAACCGCAACTGGTGTTGACCTCGACCGCGTAGTTGCGTTACTTGGAATACAGCGCCGTGATGCAGTACACGCAACTGGTGTCGAGCGGTTCGAGGCCAGTGGCAAAGTACAACAAGATTACCTTATTCAGCGTGGAACGCTCGTACAGACGGGCGGGTCTAATCCCGTACAGTTCGAGACGACTGAGCCAGTTATTATCGAACATATTGACTCGTTTGAAGATGGGAGTTTATCTGAGTACAGCGGTGACACAGCCAACGCATCCATCATAACATCTAATTCTTACAGCGGTTCTAACGCCCTTGAGATGGATGCTACGGTGGGCGCTCACATATACGATGATTCCATCTCGCTTGACCAAGGAACGACGCTGCACGCCCATGCACGGCCTACAGCGGGCACTGTGCCTATACACACGTTTGCAGTGCAGCCAGACGACTCATCTGAGTACTATCAGATAGCGTTTGACGAGGCCGCTGACGAAGCGCGACTTGAAGTGGTAGACGACAATTCCGTCTCTTCGACTATCGACACAGCCGCAATTACAATTAATGCGGGCGAATACTACGAGGCAGAAATTGACTGGTCTGTTACTGATAACATTGGTATTACTGTTAAAGACGCTAACGAAAACGAGCTTGGCACGCTTGGCGGTGATGACAATACTTATACTGCTGGTGGTGTTGGATTTAAAAGCGGTGACGCAAACGGTGTCAAACAGTTTGATTTCTATACCACCTCGGCCCGCTCTGCCGATATTCGAGCAATAGAAGGTGGAATAGAAGGAAATGTTGGTGCAAATTCGTTAAATGTTGTTCCATCCGCACCAGCAGGTGTTCAAACAGTCACAAATCTTTACCCAACTGGTGATTCTACCTACGTCAACACCAGCGGAAATGCATTTTTGACTGGACAAAACGAGGAAACAGACCAAGAACTTCGAGAACGCGCTCAAAATGTTGCCAGCGGTGATGGGTCTGCTACACACGACGCTATTGTTGGTAATCTTATTAATAGTGTCGAAGATGTTACCTCCGTAACGTTGTATGAAAACAAAACAGAGGTTGACAACACTGGCAGTGGTGGACTCCCCCCACATTCGTTCGAAGCGGTTGTCTTTGGTGGCACAGACCAGCGCGTCGCAGAAGCTATCTTCGAAAAGAAAGCTGTCACGTCACGCGACCACAGCGGTGTCAACGGAACTGCGGTAAGTGAAACTGTAGTTGCAGATACGAACAATCAAGAACGTACTATTGAGTTTTCTCGACCGACAGTTGTCAACATCGACATGACACTCGACGTTGTTACCAACGACAACTACATCGGTGACGACGCGCTGCGAGACGAG